GCAGTATCCACATTTTTAGTGATTTGGAATAACACTAGGCGCACACCACATGCATTGGACAATTATGCAGATGTGGCGAAAGCGCCTGGATGGTTTGGCTTCGCAATGAAAGGTAATGGAGGAAAGAATTTGGCTTCACGAGTTGCAGGTTCAACGTGCAAACATTTAATGAATGTAGTGCGAAAGAATTTGGCGTGGGCTAGATTCCAACATTCCGAGGGTGATTATGTTGCTAAAAGCAATGTATTCTTCCCACGTAAGTCATTAATGTTGTTGCCCAAGCACACTTTCTATAAAGATGGTGACATGCGAAAGCCATTAACGGATTTGGTCACGTGCACTATACATCGAAACAATACCAGTGGAGGTGTATTTTCGTGCAAGATTCGGTATTCTATGTGCTATCAATTTCCAGAAATGGATTTGGTTGCAGCATGGATTCCGAACTGTCCAGATATTGCTAGTGTTATACGTTGGTTTCCCAAAGAAAAGCCTGAGGGAAGTACAATAGGTCAAATAGTAGGTTTTACTGAAGAACTAGAATATGTCACAGACGCAATTTCAGCACAGTTTGGCAAAGTAGCACACACATATATGACAATGTATGGCGCAAGTTATGAAACAGAACTCGCTAAGAAAGGAGCCTGTATGAGTGCTGTATTAAGTGACGTTGCTGAACCTGCCATTATTGGCTTACACATAGGAGGTAATTCTCGCACTAGTGCGGGAATCTGTGTCACATGTACTGTACCACAAATTGAGGATGCCATGCGATATTTCGAATCTGCAGGGTATTTCATTTCAGCTAACGCAACAGAAATTCCAGAAACACAGTGTGATAAATCACTGTTGGTGTCTAAAGAAATACACCCAAAAGCAATTCATTTACAACAAATGGGTACTGACTATGAAGTTCACAAGATAGGATCCGTGAAATTACGGAATAAGCACACTAGTGCTGTTGAACCATCATTTTGTCAGATCGCATTGAAAGACACTGTGGTGTCCCTAATACATGGGGTCCACCTGCGATGAAATGCAATTGGGTCCCTTTTAATGCCAATGTGGATAAGTTTGGCAAACCTGGGAAAATGTTTGATCCACTGTTATTGGAACGTGCGAGACGTGATTGGTTGCAACCTATTTTGGTTGCCATCCCTACATTCAGAGACTATGAAAGATCTGAAGGAGTAGACACAATGCGTCCATTGACTATGCGTGAGACTATTATGGGCATTAATGGAATTCGTTTTATTGACCCTATACCTATGAATACAGGCACTGGGTTTCCGAATTTTGGTCCAAAGAACAAGGTTGATGCAGAAGGAATTCCATTATATTTTATGGAACAGTTTGATGATCGTGGTCACATATTAAATAGAACGCCAACACCTTTGATTATGGAGGAGTATGAACGTTTGCGCACCTGTTACCTTAATGGAGACAGGGCATATCCAGTGACAACTGCTACGTTGAAGGACGAACCCACAAAACTAGATAAAATTAAAGTGCGTG